TAATAAATTAAGAGTGCGTGGTGTTGAATATATTCCGAGTGAGAATCCAATTTTTAGAAGTTAACTTCTAAAGTCTTTGATTTTTCTTAACTTAGATATCGACTGTCTTACAGATCGATCTGTTTTCTGATGCGATCCATCTTCCATAATTGCCCAAACCATCATGGTTGCTTCATCATCCTTTACTGAGGTTACAATTCCATGGACAGTAGATGGTGGATCTGGATCTTTATTAATACTCCAAGAAACTGCATCTCCAACTTTTATAGATCCCTTAGCTGCTTTCTCGGATCTAGCAGAATTCATTTCTACTTCGGATAAAGCCTCTGCCTCTTCTGTTGACACATTTATTTCTTCAATAACTTGTGTTGCATTTTTCTTAGAACTTAACGGATGGTTGCTAGGAAGAAGATCTGTATCATAAGCTGTTCTTTTAAATTTACCTGTTCTTAAAGCTCTTAATAGGCCATTAACTCTGGCCATTGCCCACTGCTGTGGAGAACTTACATTACCTCTGACTGATCCAGGATTATTCTGATAAGCTGCTAATCCTCTGTTATAACAGGCTGTTAACATTCTTGTTGTAGCTCGGTACTTAGGATCTTTAGCATTATGTTCACTAACTTTTTTCTTGAGACTATCTTTAACACCTTGACTCAATGCTTTTTCTTGAATTTCTAAAAGTAATGCTTCTTGAATTTTTCTTCTTTCACGAATAACTTTTTTATATTCGTTTACAACTTTTCTCATTGCAGGTACTCCTGAAGCTGTAACGCCACCCCATTTCATAACAGCAATTGTTCCATTAAGTCTGTTATTTTTTTTGTGTCTGTTCATAAATCTTTCTCTACGCTTTACCCAATTAAGTACAGATTCACTTCTATCTCCACCTTTGTAATCTGTCCATTTATTGAAAGCATCGTTACCGGTAAATGAAGTAGGAGGATTACCACCGGTACCTGCTCTTCTCCAAATCTCTGGCCAGTTTTCTTTTAAATCTTTGACATAAGCATAACTAGGAAATTGTTTATGTTGTGAGTTTGTTATAGAGATCGACTGATTGTCACCTGATTTAGGAAAATTAGTAATTTTCTTTGGTGCTTTTTTCATTCTACTCAAAGCTGTATTAGCTGCCTCTTGAGTTTCATAACATTTAATTACTTGATTGTCTTCATGATTGAGTATGCACCATGCACCATTAGGCATCTCTGCAACATATTTTTCTTCATTTAGAGGTGTTGGAGTTGGTTTTAAAAGATCAGATCTTATTGCCTCTAAATCTGCTGAAACAGTTGTCATCACTTTTTCATCTAAATCTTTTATTGCTTGTTTAAGATCTTCAACTTCTTGATTTGGCTCTTGATCAGTTTGTGGTGGGCTACCATCAATTGATCGTTCTACCATGTTCATTGGTCTTAGATAAAGGTCATGAGTTTCATCTGTTTTTAAACCTGCTTGTTTTCTTGCCTCGCTAATTGTTATCCAACCACCTTGTACAGCAGTGTTCATTCTTTTATAAATATCATCTTTGTCTTGTGATAAAGCTCTTACATCATCCAAGTTATATTTAACATATACATCATCATCATCAAAATCTTTTCTAAGTAACTGATGTGTCAATTCTGATGCTACTGATTTCCATAAAGGTACAAGTTTTTGTTCTGTAAAGAACTCTCTTAATTCACGGGTGTTGTTATAAGTGGCTGCATCCAGTCCAGCTCCGAGTCCGGCGAGAATTGCTGGGACACCTAAAACTGCAGATACTCTTTCTTCAGGTAGTTTTCTTAATTCTGTAAGATTCATTTGATCTGGGGAAAAAGATACTACTTCGACATTCATAGATCCTGATAAGATCATTGGAGCGCCACGATTTTTGCCACCAAATTTTTGTTTGTACATAGCAGAAATCGCTTCAGCCTCTTCTTTAGAAGGACCGCCCATAGAATCATCTTTGGGTGAGAGGATGACACCTGGTACAGCCATATTATGTAAGAGTGCTGCTGCATATTGTCCTGCAGCCTCATCACCTAAGATTTCTCTTAACACTGATTTTAATGGAGCGAAACCACGCCTATGGTTATTTGGATCAATTCCGTTTCGGATATGCACTATATCATTAGTAGGTACGACTATACTCTCCCCTCCAAGTCCACCATATGGTTTGTATTTAAAATGTGTTATCAAAGTATCTTCATCACCTTTTGGCTCAACCATGTTTGGCATCAAAGGTACAAGTTGAACTACATTGCCATCTGAATTTCTATTTTTATAAAGATAAGCATCTCCATAAGCTGATAAAGCTACAACCATATAGTGAGCAAGTAAGTTACCTGAAGTAAATGGATTTGGTCTTTCTAAAAGTTTTGCTATTGGATGTTGTTTAATTAATTCTTGATCACCATCATCTGTGTCTTTATAAACTAATGGTCGTGGCTCTGCAAATGAAGTTGCAAGAACATTTAGACATGCAACAACAGCAGAGTTGTTTGATCCATCACCAATATCATCCAACATATTTGAAGGAAAGTATCCAGATTCAGTATTGTATCCATAAACTGCACGATCTAAAGAAGTGCTTTGATTGTATCTACTAGCTTTTTCTTGCTGTCTTTGTGTAGGTGTGTTTAAATAATCTACAGTCCTACGATAAAAAGATTTTTTTTCTTCTGCCATTTAGTATGCGCTCCATTCCCTCTTTATTTGTGCGCTGATAACTCCGTATCCTATTGCATCAACAATGTCATCATGATGACCTACTGGAAAACTCATAAGTTCTCTTTCTACTTCTACTAGCCAAGGTGCGCCTTGCTTAAAGTACACATCACCTGCTTCCATGCGAGCAGCTAATGGTAGAGCGCGACTAACTTTATCTTTGTCGGCTCTCAATTCCTTCACAGCTAAACCATCTCTCTTGGCAAACTGTATGAGCGAAAGCTGGTAGCCTGCTCGCTCCATACCAACCCATTGTAAATCATATTCTGCCATTTTTTGTCTTATTCGAGGTATTATATCTGGAGCCTCCATCCTCTTTCTATCGACATCTAAAATAACAATTTTACCTTTGGGTGTTATTGCAAAACTAGCAATTACAGTATAGTCAGATCCATCCTTAACTGAGGTAGCCAAGTCAACAGTGCAAAATCTAGTACAATCATAAAGGTTTACATTCTCTCCACCTACAAACAACATATTTGACTTTTCTCTGTAGTATTTAATCCACTCAGGTTGCAACATACCTTGACCTGCTTCTACAAATTCTGCTAAATACTCCTGAGCAAAAACAATAGATCCAACTTCATCTTTAGCTTTTTCTACTTCTTCTCTGTCTATGAATGGATTATCCCATGTAGCAAATTGGAATCTTTCCCAATCCTCTTTACCTTCTGCAAATTCCCATAGTTCATAAAACCAATTGTTCATCCCCATAGGAGTGCTGATAAAAAGTGCAGATCCTTTTCTTTCGGTAAGAGTAGGTCTTAGAACTTGATGCCAAACATCTGGTTTGATGAAAGCTGCCTCATCCATAACTAAATAATCTAAACCTTCACCACGAAGTCTATGTGGAGTGTCTGCTGATCTCACTGCTATAGATCCACCTGTTTGAGGAAAAGTAACTTCCATGTTTACCAATGAAATATTTACAGGAAATTTATCAGGAAATCCCATAGCTGCATTTTGAATTTCACGCCAACCTACTCTAGCTATCGTGTAAGTAGGTGCAACCCACCATGCTCTTTTACCTTGCATAGCTGTAATCAATGTGAGCATAACTCCTAGTCTTGATTTACCAAATCTTCGACCTGCACACAATATTTTCCACCTTGCCTCAGAACTTGCTACGACTTCTTGTGCTTCATGTAAGGGAGGCATTTGAAATTTAAACTCTTGACTATCTGCACCTTTGACAGAGTTAAAAGTAAAAGTTAAATTGTCTTTATCTTTATTAACCATTTAGTGAAGTATAACTAAGATTATGAATATTTTTTAGTCAATACCAATATATATCCTGCTTTTGAAAGTAGTTGCCTACTTG